TTGTTGGAAACTTTCGCTGGGGTCCAGCTAGAAAGGCTACTCTGGTCAGCTCAGAGACTGATCTAGCCGAAAAATTTGGTTCCCCAAACTCAACTACAAATATCGATTTTCTTTCTGCAAATCAATATCTCAAATACTCGAGCAGCCTTTATGTTGTTCGCGAAGTAACTAGTGCAGCTAAAAACGCATGTGCTGATCAATCTTCACTTGCTGAACCTACATTGGTTCGGGACAGAGATCATTATGACACTCTAACATTTGGAGCTGATTCATCAGATTTACAAGTAGGGATGTTTTTTGCAAGATGTCCTGGAACGCTAGGAAACAGCCTATCTGTTGAAGTAGTTACAGCTAACATATCTTCATTCACATCTTGGACCCATTCAAGTAGTTTTGATCGTGCTCCAGGAACTTCTGACTATGTACTATTTAGAGGTGGAACAAATGATGAGATTCACGTTGTTGTCTTAGACAAAGACGGAGAGTTTACTGGAACTGTTAATGCAGTCTTGGAAACTTTTCCCCATGTATCTCTCGCATCTGATGCAAAAAATGATGATGGAACATCCAACTATGTAAAAGATGTTATTAATGACAGATCGAGATATATTTTCTTCGGTACATTTGAGCAAGACGTAGACTCAGATGGTATAACTGATGGTACTGCTATTATTACAAACGCTGGTAGCACAGCAAAGGGAACTGAATTTGCAGCAGGTAATACTGCAGTAATTTTAAAGCCATTTGCTGGTGGCGTCGATTCTGGCACCCTTACCCCTGCCGAATATGGTGTTGCTACAACAGGACAAGGTTTTGACCTTTTTGCTGACAAAAACAATATTCAAGTTGATTTCCTGATTGCGCCTGGCATGGCATCCAGCTCTGATCAGATATCTGTTGTAAATGATATGGTTGTAACAGCAGGTACAACTAGGAAGGATTGTGTTGTTATTGCATCTCCTGCACGTAATGACATTGTTAGTTCAGCCACTCCTAACGCATCTGCAATCACTACAGCAGGTTCTTTTGCTTCAAGTTCTTACTTGATTGTGGATAACAACTATCTTAAAGTATATGATAAGTTTACAGACAGGTTTGTCTTTATTCCAGCTGCATCGTCTACAGCAGGTATTATGGCTGCAACAGATAATAATGCTGCTCCTTGGTACTCACCAGCTGGCTCTCGTAGAGGAGCTTATCTAGGCATTACATCTCTTGCGTATAACCCAACAAAAGCTGAAAGAGATTCACTGTATAGAGCAAATGTGAATCCAATCTCCAATATTCCTGGTCAAGGTGTATTGTTGTTTGGTGACAAGACTCACTTACTAAGACCATCCGCTTTTGATCGGATCAATGTACGTAGACTATTCTTGGTACTTGAGAGAGCTATCGAACTTGCGGGTAGAAACGTAATGTTTGAATTCAATGATGAATTTACAAGAGCAGAATTTGTAAACATTGTTGAACCAGTGTTGCGTGAAGTTAAAGGTCGTCGTGGTATTACTGACTTCAAAGTAGTTTGTGATGATACAAACAATACTGCAGCAGTTATTGATCGTAATGAATTCATTGCCAGCATCTTCATTAAACCAGCCCGCTCTATCAACTACGTAACATTAAACTTCGTAGCTGTTAGAACTGGTGTTGAGTTTGAAGAAGTTGTTGGTACAGTCTAAGAGCGCTAAAGGAGAAAATAAATGGTTTTAGGCGTAGATGATTTTAAAGCCAAGCTAGCAGGTGGAGGCGCTCGTCCAAATTTATTCAAAGCGACGATTAACTTTCCTGCGTATGCTGGTGGAGATGTCGAAAATACATCGTTCATGTGCGAGGCAGCACAGCTGCCTGGTTCAAGTTTGGGATTGATTACAATTCCATTCAGAGGAAGACAGTTGAAGGTTGCTGGTGATCGTGTCTATGACACTTGGACACCAACAATCATTAACGATACAGACTTTAATGTAAGAAATGCAATGGAACGTTGGATGAACGGTATCAACGCTCATTCTGCAAATACCGGTCTAACGTCTCCTGTCGATTATGAAGCTGATCTCCTTGTAGAGCAGCTCGATAAAGATGAGTCGGTATTGAAGAAGTACACGTTTCGTGGTTGTTTTCCAACAGCAATATCACCAATTGATTTAGCATATGGATCAAACGATGATATTGAAAGATTCTCTGTAGAGTTTCAAGTACAGTACTGGGAATCTGACACAACTTCTTAACGCATTATAAATAAAAGAAGGGCCTTTTTTGGCCCTTCTCAGTTTATTCAAAGGTTTTAAAATGGCTGAACAAAACGGCATTACATTATTTGGTTTTGAAATAAAACGTAAAAAAGATATAGCAAAAGAAAAGCTACAGTCTGTTGTTCCTCCAACTGATGAGGATGGAGCGGGTTACGTTACTGCTGCAGGAGCTCACTACGGCCATTACATAGATATAGATAATAACGACTACGCTAAAGACAATGTCCAAATGATACGAAGGTATCGTGGATTGTCTATGCATCCAGAAGTTGATGCTGCTATTGAAGAGATTGTTAATGAAGCTATCAGCACTTCCGAGCTTAAATCTTCTGTGGCGCTTAATATGGATCAGGTTGATGGTGTAAGCGAGCAAATAGAAAAATCAATTAAACAAGAATTTGAACATATTGTTTCCATGTTGAACTTTAATGACTATGGTCATGATATGTTCAAGCGATATTACATTGACGGCAGAATGGTCCACCACCTAGTTGTTAATGAAGACAATCCTAAAGAAGGTATCCAAGAGATACGAGCTATTGATGCTGCCAAAATTAGAAAAGTTAAACAGGTAAAGTCTAAAAAGGATCCTTTAACTGGCGCTAAGATTATTGAAAATGTTGATGAGTTTTTTATATATGAAGAAAAACCAGGTCAACAAGCATCTGGAGTAAAACTCACTCTTGACTCTGTTAGTTATGTAACATCAGGTCTTCTTGACGAGCAACGCAAAAAAGTAGTATCACATCTTCACAAAGCTATGAAGCCAATTAATCAGCTTCGTATGATGGAAGATTCTTTAGTTATCTACAGACTTGCTCGAGCTCCAGAAAGACGTATATTCTACATTGATGTTGGTAACTTACCTCGTGGTAAGGCTGAAGAATATATGAAGAACATCCAGACTAAGTATCGCAATAAACTTGTATATGATGCTAGTACAGGAGCTATTCGTGATGATCGCAAACATATGTCAATGCTTGAAGATTTTTGGTTGCCTCGTAGAGAAGGTGGTAGAGGTACTGAGATCTCGACGCTTCCAGGTGGCGAAAACTTAGGACAGATTGATGATATAATTTACTTCCAGAAGAGAATGTATCGTTCATTAAATGTTCCTATCAATAGATTAGAACAAGAGCAGCAATTCTCTTTAGGCCGTACAACTGAAATTAACAGAGATGAAATAAAATTCCAGAAGTTTATTGATAGACTTCGTCGTAGATTCTCCACACTGTTCCTCAATACTTTGAGTAAGCAGCTGATCCTTAAAGGAATTGTGACTCAAGAAGATTGGGACAATTGGAAGAACGATATTGTGGTTGACTATGTTAGAGACAACCATTTTACTGAAATGCGTGATACAGAAATCATGCGTGAGCGTTTACAGACAATGGATATGATCCAACAATATGTTGGCGAATTCTATTCAAAAGAATGGGTAATGAAAAACATACTCATGTTAGATGATGAAGAAATTGAAAAGATGAAAGAACAAATTCAAGATGAAATGGCTTCTGGTGAAATAGAAAATCCTGCCGATCAAACAGATGGAGAAAATAATGGAAATCAGTGATATGATTAATCATATTCAATCAGGTGAAATGACAAAAGCTAACAATGTGTTAAATGATATGTTAGCTCAGAAACAAGCAGCTGCTTTAGATCAAGAGAAAATTTCTATAGCTCAAACTATATTCAATGGAACAGAAGAAGATCCTGAAGATGAGCAGCTCGAGTTAGATCTTGAAGATGAAGATGAAGATGAAGATGTTGATACAGATCAAGAAGATCTAGAAGATGATGAATTGACAGAATATGAATTTGAAGACGACAAAAATTAAATTTTTATAAATAAATCTAAGGTAATTAAATGACTCTGACTTTTGCAGAATTAAAAGAAAAACTTGGGAGACACCCATCAGGTGAAATGGTCTTTGATAAAAAAATAGACCGTATTCCAGTTATGATTCATAAAGAAAAAGCAGGGTTTGTTGTATATATTGATGGAGACAGACTTGATGCCTATAAGACACAGCCTCAGGCTGAGAAAATGGCAAAAGAGTTTGTAAAACAGTACAAGGGTTAAACATGAAGCTGATTGCAGAATATAACGAAAACAACATCGAGTTTCTGTCCGAAGCAAGAGAAGGTGGTGGCAAGAACCACTTCATTGAAGGTGTGTTTGCGCAATCAGAAAC